GGCGGCATGAACATAACCGTTCAGGCTGGTTTGGTTTCAACACCTGATCAGATAGGGCAACTAATTATTGAAGCAATCCAACGCGCCCAACGGCGTAGTGGTCAAGTGTTCGCGGCCGCATGAGTACACCAACTATTCAGGTCATGGTGGGTTTTCAATCCACTACTGGGTTCGGTACACCATTCCAGTTGAATGATGCGTTCTATGGCGTTCTAGATACCGCTGGCAGGGGAACCTTGGGTGGTCTCACGATGGTTGACTTAACCAGTTTGGTTGAATCGGTCAATATCACACGCGGAAGGTCACGCCAACTAGACCAATTCAACGCTGGCACCGCCACAATTGCTTTTGACAACGAAAGCCAAATACTCAACCCATCCAACACATCTAGCCCCTACTACCCATTTGTTTTGCCGCGTTGCCCGGTTCAAATCTTGGCTAATGGCATACCTATCTACACAGGCCTTGTAACGGATTGGAATTTAGATTACGACATCAGCAACCAGGACATGATGTACGCCTCATGCGCCGACCAGTTCACCGTGTTGGCCAATCAAAACTTGACTGCAGTGACGCCATCAGCCGAAACAAGCGGAACCCGAATTAACACCGTGTTGAACTACACCGAAGTTAACTACCAAGGCGCAAGGGCTATCGATACAGGCTCATCAACTTTAGGCGCGTACGCTATAGCGCAGGACACAAATGTTCTCAATTACCTTCAACAGGTCAACACTTCCGAACAGGGCTATCTGTTTATGTCGGCCAATGGCACCCTGACATTTAAAGGCCGCTCAAGCGTTCTAAACCCTGTCGCCGGGGCCACTTTTAACACCGATGGAACAGGCTTGCCATATCAAACCCTCGTCAACCAGTATGGTGACGAACTCCTGTACAACAACATTTCAACCCAGTCACCTGCCGGGGCCATCCAAAACACAACCAACGCTGCCAGCATTGCGCTCTACCAATCACAAACTTATCAATTGCTTGATTTGTTGAATAGCACTACCACCGAAGTTGCGGCCCTAGGTAATTATTTATTAGGCAAATATCAAAATCCCGTTTTGCGTTTTACAGGCCTATCAACACAAATGGCCGCGTTGTCATCTGCAAATCAAAACATTGTGTTGGGGCTTGACATGACGAACATATGTAGCGTCGTTAAAAACTTTGTAACGGGAACACCAAGCACTGAAACACAAACATTGATTGTTTCGGGTGTGTCCCATAACATCACACCTGGTTCACATATCATCAGTTTTGTTTTTGAGTCAACCGATAGCAATCAATACTTTACGCTGGATAACGCAATATTCGGAACCCTTAGCACTACTAACCTTTTAAGTTTCTAGAAAGGAAACAATAAAATGGCAATACAAACATTCACATCGGGACAAATCCTGACGGCAGCCGATACAAACACTTACCTTGCAAACTCAGGGCTTGTTTATGTCGCTTCGACAACAGCATCAGGGGCGCAAACAGTTGTTTTAACGGGTGCTTTCAACAGCACTTTTGACAATTATGTTTTGGTTTATGACGGTCTTGTGGTTAATAACAACACCGTGGATTTAACTTTGTCTCTAGGTTCAAGCGTTACTAACTATCAGTACGCAGGTTTTTACAACCGTTATGTAGCAAGTGCATTGCAACCTATTGCTCAATCAAGTACATCGGCATGGATAATCGGCACATCAGGAAGCGCAACGGATGTTCTGAGTGGTTCAATAGAAATTTACAATCCTTTTAAGGCTGCTGCAACGCAATACAGAACCGCGTCATACAGCGCAACTTGGGCGTATGTAGTTGGTGGGTATCAAGCAGACGCAACAAGTTACACAGCCTGCACCCTCAAAATCGGCACAGGCACTCTTTCAACAGGCAAAGTGACTTGTTACGGATACCGCAAGGCATGAGAAAAAGCCTAATTCTATTGGTCTTTTTAGGGTCGCTTACTGCTTGCGCTGATCGTACACGGGTCAACTGTGAACGCGTCAAAAACAAAGCCGCAACAGCAACATCATCCATGACAATGCCCGGCGGAGGAAGATGCTAATGCGACCAAGACTTTCAAACAGCGAAATCAAAGCACGACTTATATTGCTAGTTGGAGCATGCCTATCATTCAGTTTTGTTGGAACAATATTTGTGTTGCTTTACGGCCTTCTGTTTGTCACCCAGCCTCTCGAGCAATCGCCCAATGACGCGGAATTCCTTAAAATCCTTTCACCGTTAACCCTTACACTTGGGGGCGCGCTGGGCGGCCTGCTTGCCGCTAACGGAATCAAAGGCCACAATGACGACAAGAAAGACACAGAATGAGCAAGTACACCGGAACATCCGATGGGGTGGCAACCGCTAAACGACCAGGCACCGAGCGTTTTGTCATTCTTTGCAACAAAAGATGGGGCTTCAAAAACCTAGGCACCTGGGTAGTTCGTGACATCGCCGGCAAACCCGGCAGCCTTTCTGTACATGCAACCGCCAGGGCGTTAGACACTTCCTATGGGACAAATAAAGCCGCAGGCAAGGAAGCCATCCTTTGGTTTGTGCAATATGCCAATACCCTGGGTTTGGAAGAGGTACATGACTATTCCGGCATCACTAAAAAGGGTTGTGAAAAATGGGGCCGTGGATGGCGCATTGGTCGGGGATGGAAAGATTGGTCAGAGGATGACAATGGTGGTTCACAAAAAGCCACCTGGATTCATGTTGAACTTGCCCCAAAATATGCCGACATGTCCGCCGGCGATTATGAAGCCATTTGGCGTAGTGTTCCAAAACCATAAGAACTCCCGACTCGTTTGAGCGTGGTCGGGGCTAGGTGGTGGGTGCCTTTGTTTCCATTGGGGTATCCACCACCGCTTTCGCAAATTGTGTATAGTCACATTCAGCCACTCAAAGGGCACTAACCAAAGGAAACACATCATGCCGGAAATCATTTTTGATTTACCACTTTTCAGGGCTTCTGATCCTGAGACATCACGCCAAATCAGCCCAATGCGCATAGGTAGCCACCGGGCCATCCTTCTAGCCATTTACGCCGATTCAACATTGGGGTTGACCGATGAAGAAGCTGCATCTCGAGCGTTAGCCAAAGGCCATGAAATAAGGGGCTATTGGAAGCGTTGCAGTGATTTACGCACATCGGGATTAATCCAAGACACAGGCACCCGTAGGGCGCTTACAAGTGGCTCACAGGGCATTGTGTGTTGCATTACCCAATCAGGGCTTGACATGGCTAGGGATTTGGCATGACCGATACACAATTCATTTGGTCATTTCTAATGGGGTGGGTTTCATGTTGGCTTTACCTCAAAATGATGGCAAACAGGCCATGACGCAAGAACCAGCCCACTGGGGCTATACCGTTCTACGCTCTAAGGACAAACTAACCATGGTTCAAATCTTCACGGATTTATCCACAGGCCTGATTGAATACACCCAGGTGTGCCAACGCGCACAATCCTGGCATTCATGGGGGCCGCCAACAGAATTGGAAAAGTGCTGAAACTCGTCATGGCTTTTATGCTTACCACCGCCCTATTTACCCCAGCGCATGCAAATGCCGCTTCTAACTCGTGCCCCAAATGGGAACCGCTACTGCGCCGGCACTTTCCTGCCCAAGTCGTTCCAACCATGTCGCGCATTGCATACCGTGAATCACGATGCAACCCCGGCAGCCTTTCCGTTGTTCGCAAATCCACAGGCCGCCCCGATGTGGGCCTTCTACAAATTCAAGGTTCATGGGCAACTGTGACACGCGCAACCTGTAAAAAACAGGATGTGATAAAAGCCCTACTCAATGCTGAATGCAATGTAAAAGTGGCCCGATACCTCTACGACAATGGTGGTCTAGGTCACTGGCGCGTAACATCAGGAAAATAACAAAGGAAAAACAAATGGAAACATCAACCGGCGAACTAATTGCCAAATTAACCAACCTAAGCCACAACCTGGCATTGGAATTACGATTCAAAGAATCAAGCCTCATCCTGGAAGCAGTTGGGGCACTTCACTCATTGCCAAACATTGCTGAAACCATCCGGCACCAATGGCATCCATCAATGAACCTAAGCGGCCCATCCAAAGGGCTTTCATATACCTCGAGCGTTAGCCAAGTTGAAGCCGATGATTGAGTACACACATAACGATGATGTGGCTGAAATGATTTATGCCAAAGACCGCGAGATTGCTGACCTTGAAGAAACTATTGCCAAACTTGAAAAGAAATTAGAATTGGTTAGGTCGTTACTTGACCAACTAGAAAAGGATTACGCTCGTGGCCTTTAATCTTGACGACTACGAACCAGTTGCCAGCAGACTGGATAGGTTCCTTAAAGCCCATCCCGATGCCCGCGTCATTACTGATCTTGTGCATTACCTTTCGGACATTGCTGTTTTCAAAGCGGAACTTTGGTTGGATGGTGAAATTATTGCAACCGGATGGGCCGAAGAAATCCGTGGCCAGGGAAATGTAAATAAAACATCACACCTCGAGAATTGTGAAACTGGGGCCGTGGGGAGGGCGCTTGCAAATGCCGGCCTTAGTGGTTCTGATTTTACTAAGCGCCCATCCCGTGAAGAAATGGGCAAGGTTGTACGGATGCAAGGTGAAACAACAATCACCGAAAACAGCAACATGGCATCCGAAAAGCAAATGAACATGATTCGGGCCGTGTGCAAATCCATGGGCAAAATTCCACCGCATAACCTGCAATCTTTCAGCAAAAAAGACGCTTCGGCCTATATAGATTCGCTGAAGAATGGCGAACAACCAGCGCCAACATACGACACCGCTGAGGAGCCGTTTTAATGACTGATTTCTTCACTTTGGTCATTATGTGCATTGCGTTGTTCATGTGTGGATTTTTGCTAGGACAAAACAAATGAAAGAAATATCCGAAGCCGCATTTTTGCAACAGGTAAAAGCGCTCGCCTACATGTATGACTGGTCATTTCATCATTCAACCCCATCAATGACTTCAAAAGGCCGATGGATAACAACCGGCTCACCAGGTTTCCCTGACATTTGCCTGGCCCATCGCACTAGAGGCGTGATATTTGCCGAACTAAAAACAACCAAAGGCAAAACAACCCCGGCACAAGATGATTGGCTGGAACGCCTAAGCCCTCACGCCGAATGTTATTTGTGGCGGCCATCGGATATTGATTTTGTAGCTGAAAGGTTGGCATCATGCTGAACCAGGAAGCCCTATTTCCAATGCCCCAAGAATGCAACACCAGCGATGACTACTGGACTCCTAAATGGTTGTTTGACGCGTTAGGTATCACATTTGATTTGGATGTTGCTTGCCCACCATCGGGGCCGCCCCATGGCACCGCTCGAGAGTTTTACACTCAAGAAACCGATGGCCTTGCCAGCGATTGGTACGGCAATGTGTGGATGAACCCACCATTTAGCAAAACAACCCCGTGGGTGCATAAGTTTATGCAACACCATCAGGGCATTTGTTTAGTGCCATTCGCTAAGTCAGCCTGGGCAAACAAATTGTGGGATGATGCCGAGGCAGTGATTATGATTCCATCCACATTCAAATTTGACCAGGGCAGTATCTTCATTCAAACAATGCTTGCCGGATACGGTGAAGCCAATGTTGAAGCAATGCGCCAATCAGGTTTGGGCCGTGTCCGGTGATAGTCC